TCTGCGACTGGTAGAAAGAGAACTACATACAAACACCCTAATAGTAATATGGATGCTATTTTATATGGCGCAGGTTGGTTAAAACACCCTAGTTGTATTTGGGTTATGGATAGTGCTTATAATTATATGTGGTTATATAATCATATGATGGCTCTAGGTTTAGAGTTTACAGCAAGATATGGTAAACAACATTTAACAATACAAAAACTAGGCGATATATTAAAACACCCACCAAAGAATGCACACTTTAATAGAATAGGTACAGACGCAACACCTGCGATGCCTGAAGAATGTAAAGTGCCAGGTGATAGTGTGGCAAGTTATCGTAAATACTATATTATGAAAAAGAATAGGTTTGCGACTTGGAAAAATAGAGTACCACCTGAATGGTATGCAAAAGGTCTAGCAGAACATTTAGGTAATGCCTCTATATAAATTAAAAGCCAAATCAATATATCAAATACATATACCACGAACTGCTGGTAGATATGTTAGAGATTTATTAAAAAGAAATAAATTTAAAGTCACAGGTTGGGACTTCACAGAAAAACATAATGAGGCTGGTATAGAGATACCACATTTACATTATGACTTGTTTAGAAGATTACAACTACCAGAAGACACACAATACTTCTCTGTAATTAGAAATCCAATAGAAAGATTTAAAGCATGTGCTAGTCACACTAGTTATTTTGCTGACTACTATCGCACAAATTATTATAAGAACCCTAATCTATGGTTATCAGAGTTAACTTCTTATGATGTGTTTAAAGAAAAGCTTGAAGAAAGAAATACATTTTTAAAGATAAACGCATTCTATCCACAATATAAATTTCTGCATCCTGATACAAAACTATGGAAAATGGAAAATGGTTTTGGTAGTGATTTTATAAACTGGTTTAACAAAAACTTTGATACAGAAATAGTAGAAAAAGATATTATACAAATGTTAGCACCACCACTAACAATAGGTAAAACAATGGAAGATAGTTTTGATAATAAGATACATTTAGAACTATCTAGCGAGGTAAAGAGTTTTGTTGAGAACTATTATCAGGACGACTTCAATATTTGGAATAACATTGACAAGCAATAATATATATGGTATAATGAGGGTATATGACATTTAAATTTGATGGAAAAAGTAGAATATCTAATGAGAAGTATAGAAAAGAATTTGATAGAATTTTTAAAACAAATCCTGTGGCTAAAGAAGTAAGAACACCAAAGTATAAAAGTAAAGTAGTCAAACCTAAAAAAGGTAAAGGTAGTTTTAAAAGAAAGAAAAAAGAAGAAATAGATACTTGGCAGTGGACATGATAGACGATTTTGAAAAAGAAGAAAAATTATCTGGTGGCGCTGTGTTTGAGAGAGGTGTAAAACAATCTAAAGAACACAAAGCGATTAGAAGAATAGCTGAACCTCTTATGGCAAAACATTGGAAAGATAGTGTGACCAACTTACATAGAATCTATAAGGTGGCAGAATATCTATACAAGAGAGGTAAAAGGGCAAAATGATGATTAGAGAATTTACAGAAAAAGAAAAACAGATATTAAGAGATGGTTTAAATGAGGATAACTATTCTACACATGACATATTGATGATGGGTTTTAATGAAGAACAGATATTAAGAAGAATGGACGAAGAAGAAGAAGAAGAAAGCCAAATAGAAAAATTTAAAAAGAGAGAGAAAGCAGAGCAAGAGGCTTTAGAGGAGTATGCTCGTAAAGCCAGAGAAGAAGAACCCAAAGATAGATTTCCTACTGCTGATGAGAGATGGCCAAGAGCTGGTAAACCAATAGATGAATAAAATTCATGTAGTAAAATTACCAGATGAGGTTATAGCAGAGATTGAGAACTGGAAGGTAGAGTGTGATAAGATTAAAAACTCACCTTTACGAGCTCTAAAAGAACATGAGAATACTGGTACTAAAACAAACTTTTATCAATGTAGTGTACCATCTCATTTAGTAAGTGATAGTTGGTGGTTAGCATTTACTTTGAGAGCTTGTGCTGAATTGTTTGGTGGCACACATAGAAACTACTATTTGACAAAATGGGACGGCCACTTTGACAATTATGATGTTTGGATTAATTATTCTTATCAAGGTAATTTTAATCCTATGCATTTTCACTCTGGTAAAATATCTGGAGTGATATATTTAAACAACGAAGACGATACTGTATTCACTGAATACAGACACAAAGGTAAAAAAGGTGAAATGATTTTATTTCCATCAGAGACCCTACATAGTGTTGATAGACAGGAAAAAGATTATGAACGAATTACCTTTGCATTTAATGTCAATTATAAGGAGTAAATTATGGCAGAGTATAATAGAAAGAATATGATTGAAGCTATTGAAGAACATGCTAAAGGTCATATAGAAAAACACAGAATGAATGTAGAGATTGCATTAAAAAACTCTATGATGATTGGTGAGCATCCAGATGTTATGGAATCAGTAGAGAAAGAGTTAAAAGTAATCGCTGAGTATGATGATCAATTAGAAATGATTAACAAATACTTTAAGTCACCAAAAATATGAAAAACATAATAGACCCTAAAAATCCTCATACTGTTGGTAAGAGTGCGTGGAATTTAGGTAATCACATATTGATAATTATGTTTGTATTAGCTTTGGTATTTGTGGTATATAACTCATACTAATGGAACAAGATTATAAAATCATAGATAATTTTTTAGATGATAAAGATTATCAGTATTTAAAAAATATTATTTTAAATGATGATTTTCCATGGCGATTTAGAGATAGTACAACAAACCAAGAGCATAAAAGAGATAAAGGGTTCTTTACCTATAATTTTTATGAAAATTTTAAGAGTGATAAGAACTTTTTTGAGTCTATCATAATACCTATCTTACATAAATTAAATGCCAAGTCTGTTATTCAAACAAGAGCTAATTTAATTTTGACTGATCTTCTAAAAGAAAGGTATCTAACTTTTCATAATGATTATGGTGATAATAACATGACAGCAATATTTAATTTTACTGATAGTGATGGTGGTACCGTGTTAAAAATAAATGATAAGTATAAAGAAGTTTTATCAAAAGAAAATAGAATGTTAATATTTAAAGGTAGCATTCCACATACTAGTATCAAACCAACCAATGTAGATAGAAGATATATACTTAATCTAAATTACTTTATATAATGCCAATATACACATTTTATAACAAAAGAACTAAAAAACAATGGGACGATATGATGAGCATATCTGAAATGGAAGAGTATTTGTCAAAAAACAAACACATTAAGCAGGTTCTACAACCTATAAATATAGTATCAGGTGTACAAGGCATGGGTACATTTAAATCTGACCAAGGTTGGAAAGATAATTTGAGTAGAATTGCTGAAGCACACCCAAACAGTCCACTTGCTGCTAGATATGGTAAGAAAAGTACAAAGAAAATTAAAACAGAACAAGCTCTAGCAAAAAATAGAAGAAGAATAAGAGGTAAAAAATAATGGCAGATAAAGACATACCTGATTTTATGCGTGGTTTTGACATCACAGAAGATTGGGGCATGACGCCTGTGTCTTCTATACCAAAAGAAGAGTCTAAACCTACAATAGATAAAAAAGATATTGAGAATTTAGGACAACAAACTAATTTAGAAATATCTAAAGTTAAGAATGATGTGTCATCAATAAAATCTATGATGAATGAGATTATGCAAATTGTTGCTGAGAAAGACACAATCACAAAAGAAATAAGTAATGCTGATATAGAAAAAAGATTTAAAGATATTGAGAAAATAGTATTACCATTTTTATATAATTTAAGTAAAAGTGAAGAGCCATATATTCATTGGCCAAATAGAGGTCCAATCATTAAGACACAGATTGAGAACTTATTAAAACTTACAAGAGGAAACAAATGAAGTTAAGCAATAATTTTAGTTTAAACGAGATGACCAAGAGCCAGACAGCAACTCGTAAAGGGATTAATAATAATCCTAGTGAAGACCATATGAATAACTTAAAAGCATTATGTGAAAATGTGCTACAAAAAGTTAGAGATCATTATGGTAGAGTTGTATCTGTATCTAGTGGCTATAGAAGTCCTGATTTGTGTGAGGCAATAGGATCATCAAAAAATTCACAGCATGCGAAAGGCCAGGCGGCTGATTTTGAAATCCATGGTATATCTAACGCAGAGTTAGTAAAATGGATTAGTGAGAACTGTGAATACGACCAGATGATCTTGGAGTTTCATAATGTAGATGAACCTAATAGCGGCTGGGTACATTGCTCGTATCGTAATGACGGTGAGAATCGTAAACAAATATTGAGAGCATACAAAAACGAGAGTAATAAGACTTGTTATGAGTCTTATGACCCACAGTGAAAGCGTAAGAGGGACGAAGTAAGAAACGACCCTGATAAGTTAAAAGACCATATGATAAAATACAGGTCAATCTGAGCGTTGACAGATTGCCAAAAATATGATATATTATGATAATACAAATATGAAAGTGAAAATATAATGGCCAAGAAATTTAATTTTTTAGATATAGATAAAAACAAATTACCTAAAACTGTCGGTAAAAAAATAGACGGTTTCCGTTTCTATACAATAGACGGTAAAGCATATCCATCAATAACTACTGTTTTAAGTATCCGTTCAAAAGAGGGTATTGATAAATGGCGTGAGAGTATTGGTGAGAAAGTTGCGAATTGGGAAATGGGTAGAGCTGCTCGTAGAGGTAAAGCAACTCACACACTCGTTGAACAATATATTAAAAACGAAACACCATCAATTAGAGATGTATTACCACTAGGTTTATTCAGACTACTAAAACCATACCTAGATCAAATAGATAACATACATTGTTTAGAAACAATTATGTATAGTAAGAAACTTACTATCGCTGGTCAAGTTGACTGTATCGCTGAATACAATGGTAAGTTATCTGTAATAGATTTTAAAACAGCAAACAAAGAACGAAAAGAAGATTGGATTGAGAATTACTTCCTACAAACCACAGCATATTCAATTATGTATGAAGAATTATTTGGTAAACCAATTGAACAAATTGTTATCTTACTTGCTGCTGAAGATGGCACTGTACAGTCATATGTCCGAGAGAAGAAAGAATATATGGACAAACTAGGTACTGCTATTCAGGACTTCTATAAGCATTACGAAAGTCTTAATAAAGACAAGGTGTAATGAAACTACTAGGTTTAAGGTTGTGTACGCATGATAGTAATATCTCTTACTTTGATGGTACTGATCTTCATTATCATAAATCAGAAAGAAAGTATGGTGTAAAACATCATGCTTATAATAATCTTTGGCAATGGCAAAAAGAGATAAAAGATTTATGGAATGTTGATTATAATGATATAGATGAAATTGCTATTGTCATTGATCCTAAAGTACACAATCTACCATTAGACAACGAAGATTTTTTCCCTGCTATAGATTACAATTATCTACCTGTAAGAAATAAGGTAGTAAGAGTTAATCATCATTATGCTCATGCATTAAGTTGTTTTCCTGTCACTACAAAAACTCCTAAAGTAGATATAGTTGTAGATGGTTATGGTGACTTTAATATATCTTGGACTGTTTTTAAAGATAGAAAATTAGTTAAAAAAGGATTGTTATCTGAAGTTGGTTCAATAGGTAGAGGCATGTGTAAAGCTGGTGTTTACCTTGGTGTACAATCTGACCACGAAGATGACTATGCAGGTAAGGTTATGGGTTTACAGTCATATGGAACTATTAATAATGATTTTCTAAAACATTTAGAGCGATACGATATGAATAGTATTAATAAGATATTTGATATTGTAGAGTGGTTTGATTTCCATGGCGATCATTTAGTCGGTAATTTAAAACCACTTGATTGGATAAAAACTGTTCATCAAAGAATAGATGACTTACTTGTTTCTTTTGTTAGTGAATATGCTGATGTTGATGATGTGATTTCATATTCAGGTGGAGTTTCTCAAAATGTTATATGGAATACCACATTAAGAAACAAATTTAAAAATTTGGTAATCCCACCACATTGTGCTGATGAAGGATTAAGTTTAGGTGCGATAGAATATTTAAGAATAAAGAATAAATTAAAACCATTTAAGTTAGATAACTTTCCTTATTGTCAAACAGATGAAAGACCAGATGGATTTGTAGAAGATACCACAATAGAAAAGGTTGCTCAATATTTAAAAGATGGTAAGATAGTTGCTTGGTATCAAGGTAATGGTGAGATTGGTCCAAGAGCTTTAGGACATAGATCACTATTAATGGACCCTACTATACCAGATGCTAAGTTAAAAGTCAACAAGATAAAGAAACGAGAAGTGTATAGACCATTTGGTTGTTCTGTATTAGAAGAATATCAAAAAGAATATTTTGATACAGATATTCATAATCCACATATGTTGTATGTTGGAAATACAACGAAGGACAACTTAAAATCAATCACACACATTGACGGCACTTGTAGATTTCAAACTGTGACGCCAAAAGATGGACCATTTTACAAGTTATTAAAAAGTTTTTATGATATAACCAACTGTCCTGTTCTATTAAATACTAGTTTTAACATAAATGGCAAACCTATTTTAGGTAATATCACCGATACAAAATGGTTCTATGACAATTCAGATATAGATATTTTGGTGATTGGCAACAAAATTTATACTAAATAGTAGTGACCAATTATGAAAAAACTTTTAATAAGTATAATTCTAGGTCTGTTCTCTTTTTCCGCAAACGCAGACCACGAAACACAGATGCTAGGGGAAGTGTATTTCCAAAATGTGCCAGCGCTATGCGGCACTCCAGAGAGTATTCAAGCATACACTGACCACTATGATATGAAGCCAGTTTACATCTCTTTAGGTAGAGAAGGTATGGTATCAGAGGGTATGGCAGTATATATGATGACTATAATGATGAATAGTGACTTTACAGAAAGCATGTCTGTAATAGATGTTCCAAGTGGTACAGAAAGATGTATTTTATATCACACATTTGACCTAACTAGGGTTGACAAAACCAGATAATTATGGTATATTAGTAATAGACCTACAATAGATAGGTATGTTTAAACAGTGTGGGTGAAAGCTAGCGTAAGTAGCCCACATAATATTATGAGGAGTGAATATGTCAGATACAATAGATAGAGATACACATGACCACGATTTGACCTACGAAAACGAACAAAGTACGGTCACAATTCCGTTAAAAGAATACGATAAATTAAAAGAGAGATCAAAATATATTACCGATAAAGATATGATTGGTTATATAGATAAGATTGAATTTTTTGTAAAAGAATTAAGAAAACATATTGTAAGATTAGATATTGATTAATGAATAGTAAAGAGTTTAGTTTTGAGATTGAGAAAGTTGTAAAAGAAAAAAAGTTATCTTACATGGATGCTGTATTACATTATTGTGAAACAAACGATATAGACCCAGGCACAGTATCATCTCTAATTTCAAAATCATTAAAAGAAAAAATACAAGTGGAAGCAATTGATTTAAGATTGCTAAGTACACCAAAAGGTGGTATATTACCAATTTAGTATGTATGGAGGGTTTGATGTTTACAAAGTCTATCTCGGTGTTAAATTACACTTCACATCTAAAACTTATGACTATATTAAGTATGGTGGTAAAGTCAATGCATCACTTGATAGTTTTACAAAAAGGAAAGATAGATACTTCTTTCACAAACTGAGTACGAAATATGGACAAGCTGATATACTTGATTTCTTTGTTGCTAACTTTCTTGCAGATCGCAAGAGATGGATTGGTAATCTTTTGGAGAATGATGGCCGATCTGTTTACTTGGCTTATAGAAAAAGGAAAGAGGCCTTCAATTACCATTTTAGAGCTGATTGTGTATCTATTAGCGATGACCTTAATGCTAGGGGCATTTCTTTTGATGGTGCTTTTAGAAGTGATAAAGGTCAGCATCCTAGAATCTTACGACTACTTATCCAAACCAGGATTGGCTGGCAGACTGCAGTCGTCATGGAACACTTCTTGTCGTATATTAAGAATTGGAATATGGAAATTAAAGAAAAGATTGTGTGGCCTGAAATCGCATCTACGATTACCAGACTAAAACCATTTGTAAATTTTAATGCCACAGAATGTAAATTGATTATGAAAGAAATTTTTGTTAATGAACCCAAATAGTATCATACCTTTATTCTCAACACCGTTATATCACACACATACAGATTATATAATGGATACAAAAGAGTTTGATAGACTATCTAAAATAGAATGGTATGGCGACCCTAAAGATGTATCTGTTGTATCTAACTCACTAAAATTCTTTGATGACTATGAGTTTGATACTCTAAAATCTATATTTACAAAACACAAAGATTTTTATGTTGATGAAGTGTTAGGTATGAAGAATGGTTTTGACATGACACAAAGTTGGGTTGCGAAAACAAGTAAAGGTAAATCACACCCACCACATGACCATAAGAATAATATTTTTAGTATTGTTTATTATGCTAGATGTGAGAGTGGTGATTTAGTTATTACAACGAGAGATAATTTTATAGAACAAAAATGGAATTTAGATTTTAATTATAAGACAATTAGAAATTTATTTAACAGCACAAGTTATACTTGTAAAGTTAAGACTGGTGACA